CAGCTGGTCCTCAGGAAACAGTTTGGTACTGTCAAAATAGTAAAGGCCGTTCTCTGTGTTAAGCCAGCCGCCCACATAGCCGTCGTGCTGCAAGGCATGTTCAACCACAAAGTCGAGTTGATCGCGCGAGTGGCTGTTCTGCGTAGCGGCATAGCTCACGGCGATGCCTTCCGTCGGCTCGGTCATCGTACGGATGTCAAGGGTGAACCCGTCCGGGTGGCTCTGGCTGAACTCCCACACGGCATCGGCAATGGCCGAAACATTTTCAGGCGCCGACGACGGATTGTCTTCATTGGCGGAGCAGGCCGCACAGCCTGCTGAAATGATCACGACGAACAGAAAGGCTGCTACAGCCTTCAAGCTGTTCTGGAAATACGAATAGTTTTTCATCTTTGTTTGATTACACATATTTGGGGGCAAAGATAAACATAATTTCGGACTGACCAAACCTCAGCCCGTTTTTTTTTTCGATTCAAGTGTTCCCAGATTAACGACCACGAATATTGTCCTATTTCTGATAGTTTCTCTTGATGACCCTGATATATTGGTCGAGTCCGAAGATCGACCCAGCGAGTAGGAACGACTGCGCCACGTAATATAGCAGTCCTCCCGCCACATCATCGATGTGAACTACCTGATAAGTTACAAGCCTAAAAAACAGCCGTTTTCTGGTGGTTTTGCTCATACTAAAAGAATATGAATATACCTTACAAATTGAATACCGCCGAGGCAATCCTTGTTTCGGATGTCTCGGCGGATACTCTTTTTTAGCGTGGTTTACCCACTGCTTCCATCATCAATTCCCTTTCAGCATCATATCCTTATGGTGGAAATAGATGATGGTTCCGATAAATGCCACAAGACCAATGAGGCCCACGACGGCGAAAAATGTTGTTAGTGTCATATAATTACCTCCTGTTCTTTTTTGATTTCTTAATCAAGTAAAAGCCGAATGCTACGAAAAGCAGTACAACTCCTAATCCCGTCAGGAACAAAGAGTTGAACTCAATGCCCTGTTGCATGATACCAGCCAGAATCACACCTCCGAACACCAGCTTAGCGATGTCTAAACAAAACTTGCCAGCCTCAAAGGCGATACTGTGGTTCTCCATTGGCATCTGTTCCAATGCCTCCAGCTGTTTATTCAGCTGTGCTGTTGGGGCTTTTGCCCGTTCGCGTCTCGTACTCATCGGCAAAGGTAGCTAAAAGATTCGACACTCGCAAGCTTTTTAACCGAAAACTTACAATTTCTCCTTAATTTCTGTTTCATAGTTTTAATATTTAAGTGAATAAATGACGTTAACGGGTGCAAAGATAGCAAGAATCTGGCAATCTTGCAAACTTTTCCTCATTTTTCTTCCTTCTTTCAAAAATCTTTCGTATCTTTGCCATCAGAAATAAAAACGAAGAATGAATGGAAATCAAACTGAACGACTACCACAAGCAGGTGAATGCCGAAATGAGAGCGAGCGTTGCCTATTGGAAAGCGCATCCGCGTTCGCGCGAGGAGTCCTTGAAGAGATTAAGGCTCTTGCGGGAACAACGTCTTGCAAGGGAGTTACGACATTTTTGATGCTGTGCCAAACAACGTATTGAAAGGTGAGGACGGTCATTTGTACTTCATCGATACTATTATCTTTATGACAGGAACAGGAGGCTATGATACTTACCACAGTCTCTCACCCCGCGCCATCAGGTAAATTTGAGTCCGTTTACCTCAACAGATTCTTGGGCATTTGCCAGAATGGGCAGTAGCATCAATGTGAATAATAATACTTTCTTCAAGATTCTTATAGTTTCTTTGTCTTTTCCAACTGATCAAGTTTCTTTTCCAGTTGAGACAGTTTCTCCAGGACTTCGTCATTATTGTCTGCTGCCATAGCATCAACAAATATACTGTTTACAAGGCTCATACCTATGATTCCGCCCATGAACAGAAGGAACGAGAAGTATATCCGGGCAAAGACGGCCATAGTAGATCCGCCATTTATAGCAATTGCTTCAGGCATTTCATACCATCCTTCTATCGTGAATAAACGGAAGATAGAATACACACTAAGGGCAGGATTGCCAAAGAACTGGGGAGCTACATTCCCAAAGAGAAATGTAGTGACGATACTGAATACCAATAAAAGCACGATCAATCCGATAGCAACAATGTAAGAAGCCTTGAACGCTAACTTGATGCCATTCAAAAGACTGTCGATATTCGGAATAAATTTCAGCATGCGGAAAGCCTTAAAGGCACGCATCGTCCTCAACGATAAAAGGAAGTTTGTACCAGGAAGGACATTACCGAAGATGTTGATACACGACGGTAGAGCTATCAGAACAAGGATGAAGTCAAATCGATTCCAACCATCCGACCAGTATTCAGAGAACCCTCGGACTTGAATCTTGGCCACAGCTTCAAACAAAAACAGCAGAGTAAACAAACTGTCTATGATCAGGAGGGCTCCACCTTGATTGGACATAAAACCACTGATAAATATAATGCCAGTGTTGATTAGCACCAAGACCAGCATTATATTATCATTTGTAAAGAAACGTTTTACCGATTCCATTTATACGTATCGCTTAGCTGCTTCTATCAGTTGCTTCTTAAAGTTGTAAATGTCATCCAACTTCTCGATGACTTCCATCTGCTCATTCCTGTTCTCATCGACAAACCCCATACGCTTGTTGTTGGTGTTGTTGAAATGCAGCCTACAAATGGGCCTACGGTTATTGTCGTCTGCAAAGATGGCAAAATAAGATTGAGAATCGCGGTAGGTCACCCGTTCTGATGCAATAACTTCGCAAACAATACCCTTTACAATGTAATAGCCCTCCAACTCTTCCATCGTTGTATTGATTTTAGAAGCCTTATCGTCTTCTTTCGCAGGTTGCTCTTCTTCCTTTTGCTCAGCAACTGGTGCAGTTTTTTGAATAGGAGCACCCGCTGCTTCTGTGGTTTTAAGGGCGATACCAAGCTTCTCGCTCATCACATCGTTGATATGGCTCTTGAGAGCTCGTGCTACGATATCAGTAAACTGATCTAACACTTTCTGAGTCACTATACCTTCATATACTCGTTTTGTCAACAGTTTGACGAGTTCTGGTGATGGCTCAGCGAATTCTGAACGGATAATCTTCTTGACCTCCGACATGTATTTCAATTCATTGGCACTACTCAGTATGTTGTCCAAGTCAAAGTTCTCCTTACAGAATTTCTTCACTTCCTCAATTTGTGTTTCCCTGATTTTCTCCAGATTAATCTCAAGGAAAGGTACATCATCCATAATGTTCTCCTTAATCAAGTCTGCATAGAATCTGTATACAATGCCATTCGTCAACACGCCAAATTTTGCTTTTGAGGCAACATAGTAACGTTTCAGCTGATTGTCGTGCAAGTTCAAGTCCTGCTTCCAATGCTTGCATTCTATAAGCATGATTGGCGAGCCATCTTTCATGATGGCATAATCAATCTTCTCTCCCTTCTTCTTGACAATATCACAATCCATCTCAGGAACAACCTCCAACGGGTTAAACACGTCGTATCCCAAAATCTGAATGAATGGCATGATAAATGCATTCTTTGTTGCCTCTTCCGTTTGGATGGATTCTTTTAGGGATTTAACCCGTTCAGCCAATTGTAAAATAGAATCTTTAAAGTCCATAATTTTATAGTTATATCTAATCTTCATCCTCCCAGTCCCTCGGAAGACATTTTAATAAATATGAGAAGCGTGGAACTGTATCCACTTCTCCGTCCTGGGGTCCTGAGAAAACCTAATGTGAGAGATATGGTCAGCATCCACGCCTACGCATGGAAGCCATCATGAACTCTTGCCACATTTTGAAATTTCTCAGGTTTCAGAACGCAAGACGAGCATAACGCTTCTATTTGATTTCCACTAATGTCGCACCGGCACCTCCACTGAGGCATATCGCCGATGTTTAATAAGATGCTCACGCTCGGCCATTTCCAAGCAAGCTTGCATGGCACTCGCTTAATCGCATCTTTCGAGGGCAAAGATACGAAGAAAAATTGGAACGAGCAAGAAAATGGCAAGATTCTTTTCAGAAACTTGCCAATGTAAACGATTTCGGATAGATTTATCGGATCCGTTTCTTCAAATTCTCTGGATTCATCCGCATATCCCAAATGTCTACGATGCGAACTGTATCAGACGAAGGATAATAGACGTAAACCAACTTGAAGTTTTTCATCATGAGAGCACTCCTATATAGACGGCGCTTATTTAGGACAAATGGCTCTGGGGTATAGGATTCAGGATAGCGACGAAGTCTGGCTTCTATTTTGTTTACCCAGTTCATCCATCGCTTAGCCGTGGTTACACCAAACTCCTGCCGAGCATAAGCAATATGGTCTGCCAAAAGAATTTCCGCTTTTTTCTTCCCTAAAATCCGCAGATAATTTTTCAATGGTCTATTTTTGCCGTCCTTTGAGACATGTCTGTCTGTTTTTAGCCATCAAAGCGTGTAATCCGACCGGACATAAGCCAGTTCCCCCTTACCCCGTAAGGTCAAGAGGCTTAGACTAAAGCATCAGCGAAGGATGTTGTTTTATCCGTGTTCCCAAATAAGTTTGTATGGCTTGTTGGAGTAGATGTTGAGTCTGTACTGCCTTGCCGTTCTGACCCACTTGGCAGGTACGGCGATGAATCTGAAAAGGAAGTTCTTGACCCTGTCCGTGGCCTTGATTCCAAAGAGGACAGCCATGAGCGGCAATGCCACGATGTATCGGTAGAAGTTTGCAGCCATGGCGGTGATAAGCAGGAACACGGTGTTCTGGTTCATGAATGA